ATGAGTCGACCCGGTACGCGCCAGCAAATAAGGATACAGCATATCAATGCCGGCAGTAAGAATGCGGCGTTTTACGCCAGCGAAGCCAAGGCCCGATTGGATAGAGGCAATGCGCAAGGTGCGTTGGAGATTCTGGATCAAGCAAAACAAAACCGTTGTATGGATGATTACACCAATACGATCCTCGCTGAAGTATTGCAAGCCATCGGCCCGGAACGCGCCAGCGAAATAAGGATGCAACATATCAATGTTGGCAATAAAAATGCGGCGTTTTACGCCAGCTAAGCCAAGATCCGATTGGATGGAGGCAATGCTGGGGCGTGTTGGAGATTCTCAAGCAAGCGAAACAAAACCGCTGTATGGGTAATAATATCAATGTGATATCCGGTACCGGAGTTGACGCGCTCCTTATTTGATAAACTCTTTGGTGACCGGGGCTATGCAACCACTCTTTGAGCACTCTGGGAGCATGGCCGTGCAACTCGTCATCAAGGTGGGTAAAAACATGGAAAACAAACTGTTGCCGCTGTTTGATTAGTTGTTGTTACGTGAACGCTTGGTCATTGAGACCGTCCATGACCAATTGAAGAATATCTCACAAATCGGGCATCCCCGCCATCGCAGCCCAGTTAACTTTTTTGTTAATCTGATAGCTGATTAGTGACTTAAATCTTTCGAGAGAAGAAGCCCTCCCTTAATATCAGACTCTCTCAAGCTCTTCCAGTCATGATGTAATGATTCTTATGTCGAACTTACGTTAATAATAACGTGAGTTAGGGATAAGAAAAGCAGCAAAGGGAATCTGAATTTCTCGTGATAAATGAATTTTGGAAGAGCGTTTCATCATTATTAATGAGAACCCTCCTTAACATTAGTTTTTCTCAAGCTCTTCCAGGAGTATCTAGACTGATGCGACCGATACGGCAGTAATTATGCAGGAACCGCTAATGGTACAGAAAAGTGGTATCACCGAATGATCGATTTAAAGTTGTTTCACCGCCATTACCTCCTCTATGTCTGTGCAAGTCTTGTTAGATGGAATTGTTGAATTGATCGGAGCCACCTTTGTACGCAAAATTGCTGACCCGCATCAACGCTACGTTGTTTTAGGGCTATTCAGCTACCGCTAGTTTGGTTACTTTTTAACCTAGAAACTGATTTGATGCTTCTTGTAAATGTATTTAAATTACAACTCTAAATATTTAGACAAATTGGGAGGTGAGGTATGTTGCAGTCGATTGATATTCTAATTGGGGTTGTAGTTGTCATGCTTGTCGCTAGTTTGGCGGTAACTATGCTTACTCAATCGATTATAGCTGCTTTTGGAAGCAAGGGAAGAAATCTGCTGCAAGGTTTGGCTGGTTTGATCACGCATCTGAGCCCAGGGTTTTCTAAGAAACATGCGGAAGAGATCATTAAAATGGTTTTAAAGGACGATACCGTTAACGGGGGAAGAAAGTTCTTTGGGCTGTTTGTGAGATATGGGAATGTGATTCATCGTGAGGAGCTGACCAAAATGCTTTTGGAATTGGCCGCAAAAGTTAATGATCCGAGTCAGCTAAAAAATGAAGTTCAAAAAGATGCATTAAATGCGCTTAAAAAAATAATGGCCGCTAATGGGATTACTAATCCAGAGCAGACATTGGGTAACGTGCGTATGTTTGCGCTTCAATTGGAAAAATCCTATCCTGAAATGGCGAGTAATGTACGGCACAACCTCGCTTTGATGGAGCATGCTAACAGCCAATTCCTAGCCAAGATCAATTCAAAATTCGACTTGATTATTGACCGTGTCAGTGAGCGATTTACCTTCAATGCCCGTATCATGACTTTTTTTTGTGCTGCTCTCGTTGCTGTGACAGTGCAGTTAGATACGATCACTTTAGTTAACCGTTTTGCAATGGATGAAGCAACTCGTGCTGCCATCGTCAATGCAGCTATCACTACTCAAAGCGCTGGCTCCAAGGAGAATCAGTCTGAGGAAACTGAAGCGATTGCTAAAAGAGCCGAAGAAACCGCAAATATGCTTTATAGAACATTATCGAGCGAAGGCATACTTTCTGTACCGAAAATAAATATTGTTGAATTTTTTGAATCGGATGGAAATGCGTCTTTTAAAGGTGTATTTCATGCTTGGATAAAAAATTGGCAAAATGTTAATCTCCTTGGTATTGTAATATCGATCTTTCTACTCACTCTTGGCGCCCCGTTTTGGTACAGTGTTCTTGGCAAGCTTCTTCTATTGCGCTCACTTTTGGCAAGAAAAGATGATGAACAACGAACCGTCCGTCAAACTAGCCAGCAAACAAGCATAGTCACAGCGAGAAGTGAATCGACGCAATTGACAACTTCACCATCCGTATTAACGACCATGGCAGTTGGCTCCACCCCAGCAGATGAAAGAAACGATGAGGTGGAAGGTAGCAGGTAGAGGTCGTAAAAAGTTTTGGGGTATGTGTCCCCGACATTAACGTGAAGAGCTGAACTGACTCACACCCCGGATGGCTTCCATTGAGAGCGCACGCTAAACAGACCGCTGACGATTCACTTCAACGGTAATTTGGCACGTTCAAACGGAGTCGTCGGGCACTGGCCGAAAGGGCAGTAGCGTTGAACCAGATGAAGTGGTTATTAAGAAGCACCGGCATTTATTGGAAGAGCCCGTACGCCGCGCTGGAGCTCGATCGGTGACATCGGCGACAGGCAATCCATGATCGCCTTCAAATAAGGCGTGCGGCTGGTGCGCCAGCGTCCAGGTTCAGCCGATGCTTTGCTCGACAGTATTCCGTGGCGATCAGCCCATTCGGACACAGCCAGTAACGGATCGGGTGTCAAGCCTTCGCGCCAGGCTCGCTCGATCTCGAGAGCACCCTCGTAATTCTCAATCTGCATCAATCTATCCTGGGGCGCAGTTCACCGAGCTCCTGCAAGTGCTCACGCACCGCGGCTTCCAACGCGACATGCATCGCATGTGGGTCGACATCGAGCTTGGCGGCTAATTGTGCCGAGATACGCGCGGGCCAATTGAGCCATGCATCGCGCTCGGTACGAGCCAACTGGAACACATGCGCGATGGCCTGCGGTCTATCGACGAGCTCACCCTTGAGTTGGGCAAGTCGTACTTTGTTGGTCTGCGCCTTGACGACTTCGTTAACGGTGCACGCTTGTAATAGCGAGGTGCCGTTGGCAGAACCTGTAGAAATCGTTTCCGCGGTTGTGTTGTTTTGCATGGTGCTTTTCTTGCGCGGTAAGGCTGTGTTTCGTTCCCACTCCCGATCCGCCTGCTCAGGATCGATAGTGCCGTCTGCCTCTTGCTTAATCCGCCCAGCTTCGATTGCCTTGATCACGGCAACATGGGAGACACCGCGATGACGCGCATAGGCGCGAATCGATAATCCCATGATGGATATCAATCATTATCTGGAAGAAAGTGCATGTTCTGCTTGTCTTTTTACTCAAGTGAAGCGTTCATAGCACCGTCATTAATAAATAGCAGGAGAAAAAAATGAGCTACACCACCAACGGTTTTACGATCGATGAAATTGGTTTTATCCAGACTGCATTGACCAAGGTGCTCGTTGCAGCGGCACGCGGTGAATTGGATCTGAACCGCCTGGCGCGCGAAGAATTAGCCTCACGTGGCCTGGATCAGAACGGTGCCTGGGTTGGTTTCGAGCAGGCTGCAAAGATTCATAACGTTTAAGGAGAAAGCTACATGACCATCAAGCTGAGTCCCGCACAACAACAAATTATTAGCCATGCTGCAGCACATACGGACGGCAAACTGATCTGGTTTCCCGATAACCTCAAGGGAGGAGCTAGATCAAAAGTGATCGAGAGCATGTTTAACCATGGTTTGATTACTGTTGATAAAACTGACTGGTTTGTTTCAGAACAAGGTTATCAAGCCTTGGGATTACCGCGTCGAGTATCGTTTACCCCTGCAGCATCGGATTCGGTTAAAGAAACAAAAATCACTCAACCCCATAAACCTCGCTCGCGCGGCAACAGCAAGCAGGCACAGGTGATCGCCATGCTCAAGCGTCCTGAAGGCGCGACCATCGATCAGCTTTGTGAAATTACTGGATGGCAAGCGCACACGGTGCGAGGGATTCTAGCCGGGACACTTAAGAAAAAGCTCGGACTGACCATCACCTCCGAAAAAGCAGAGGGAGGCGAGCGTGTGTATCATATCAGGTAAGTAATGAATGCAAAGAGCGGCATTTGCCGCTCTCTATTTATTCTTATTTAAAACAAGGTTACTTCTTTTTCTTTTTCTTCGTTGTCGCTACTTCTTTCTTGAAAGTGCTTCCTGCCGTGAACCTGGGTACTGTGCTCGCGGCAATCTTCAATGCTTCACCTGTCTGCGGATGCCGGCCGGTGCGAGCTGCGCGCTTGGTAGATTTGAAAGTACCAAAGCCAGGCAGCACGACGGTGTCACCCTTGGCTACCGTTGCGACCACGCTGTCGATCATGGCATTCAATGCCTTGGCTGCGGTAGCTTTGGATATCTCTGCCTGGGCGGCGATTTGGTCAATCAGTTCTGACTTGAACATGCTTAAAATGCTCCTGTTGGTTGAGAAGCCCGCAGTATAACCGGATAGGCTTTATTTTATTACAATCGAATAAAACAAAAAAAGCTTGGCTTCTTGATCGAACAGAGCGTTACTAGGGGTGTCGCAACCACAGGAGATAAAGATGAACACAACCAGACAAATCCCTTCCTCTCAAAACGAAAGCTGGGGTTTTTGGCACACGCTGGAGAACCAGGCCAATAAAGCATGGCCTCTTGCCATGGCCGCCATCGCTGGTGCCACCAACCAGCCGTTCGAATCATTGCAGCTTTTCCTGGATAGCCGATTTGGTCGCCATTTTGCAGACGACGTGCTAAACCAACTGAATGCAGGTCATACACTGCCTGATGCGATCAATGCAGCTACACAGCAGTGGATGACTTGGAAGATCGGACGTCAAACCAGCAAGGACTACGGTATGCCACGTGGGCTTCCTTATCTGACAGGCTTTGTGATTCATTGCGAGATTGTAGAAGAATCGTGCATTGCCTGATCGTCAAACAACATGCCATCCGATTCACGGGTGGCTTTCTTCCCGGTCCAGTCCTGCCAGCGGTGCATAATCACATCCACATACTTCGGATCGAGCTCCATCAGCCGGGCCTGTCGTCCTGATTTCTCAGCGGCGATCAGCGTGGTTCCTGAACCACCGAACGGATCCAGCACGATGTCGCGCGTCTTGCTGGAATTGACGATGGCGCGTTCCACCAGTTCCACTGGCTTCATGGTGGGATGCAGATCATTCTTGATCGGCTTGTTGATGTGCCACACATCGCCCTGATCGCGTGCACCACACCAGAAATGGTCAGCACCTTCGCGCCAACCGTACAGGATGGGTTCATATTGGCGTTGATAATCAGAGCGGCCGAGCGTAAAGGTATTCTTGGCCCAGATGATAAACGTCGACCATTTGCCGCCGGCAGCACGAAAAGCTGCTTGCAGCGTGTCAAGTTCCGATGAACTCATGGCGATGTAAACCGCCCCCTTGGTAACCGATAGTATGTTTCCGCAAGCGGCTTCGAGAAAGGGTTTAAACTCGCCACCGAGATTGTCATTCAAAATCGGGCGATGTTTGCCGCGTAGTTTATCTTTTGCGCTGTTGGCATAATTTACCCCATAGGGTGGGTCGCAAAAAGTCATGTCTGCCAGTTCAGACCCAAGCAGCAGCGTGTAACTCTCGGCTTCAGTTGCATCGCTACAGAGCAGGCGGTGGTTTCCCATCAGCCACACATCGCCCATGCGGGATACGGGATTCTTGGCGGGTTCAGGTACCGCATCCTCGTCGGTCAGGCCTGCCTGATCTTCTGGAGACAGTAGCTCATTCAGCTCATCACTACTGAAACCCAGCAGATCCAGATCAAACCCGTTTGAATTAAGATCAGCAAGCTCCAAGGTCAGTAATTCTTTATCCCAACCTGCATTCTCGGCTAAGCGGTTGTCTGCCAGAATGTAGGCGCGCTTTCGAGTAGGGGAGAGGTGAGCCAGTTCGATCACTGGCACAGTATCCATCCCGAGTTTACGTGCAGCGAGCAGTCTGCCGTGACCAGCGATGAGACCGTTGTGACCATCGACCAGGATGGGTGACGTCCAGCCAAACTCTATCATCGAAGCGGCAATTTGCGCGACCTGTTCATCGGAATGGGTGCGGGCGTTATTGATATAAGGCACGAGGGTTTCGATGGGACGGTATTCGATGTGCAGGTTTGACATGGCAATAAAAAACCCGCCACATGGACGGGTTGATATGGGGTGGTAACTGGTAACCTATTTTTTTGATCTGTCGCTAGCGCGATGTCGGGCGCGCGCCCCCCGCATGCCATCCTGGGCAGGAAGGACCCATCAGATTTTGGCAGGAGTTTGCACGAGCAATTATTGGTTGGGGCTTAGCAGAATGTCTTGATCTATCAGTGTCTATTCCATTGTTATTTCTACGATGAAACAGATTTTACACGAAATTTTAGGAAATGCGACACCTCTGAAAGCCCCTGAATTGGCGATTCTCCGCAGTATTCCGCATCCGTTAGCAATCATACGAAAAATTGCTAAAAATATTTTGTATCAACTGAAGCCCCGTTGAGTTGATCAGCCACGGCCAACAAAGCACGCTGCCACCGACGCTGCGCCGTTCGGGTACAATAGCCGAAGCGTTTTGCAATCTTCTGCCACTCGTAGCGCTTGGCCCGCATCCAGATTAGGTGACGTTGTTCCTCTTCCAGCCACTGCACCCAGCGTATGGTTTCATGCATGCGATCGATCGCAGCTGGCTCAGGCGGGAAGCGGCGCATCCGCGGCTCAGCACCCAGCTTCTCCCACGCCATGCGCTGAATGTCTGGCCAGCAGTTGAAGTAGCCTTGAACCCGCACCGGCGGAAGACGATCTGCTGTTTGCGCAGCTTCCGAGAAACGTTCTGCCACGAGTTCAGCTGTCCATTTATCCATGATGTGCTCCTTTCTCCCCATACAAACGTTCACCAATACGCTTGAGCAATTCGCGCTCCATCCAGTCGAGGCGATCATCATCTGCTGACACCACGAGGATATGCTGATCACGCCAGCCGCTTTGCTTGATTGCTCCCAGGTCGGGCACATCTGGCTGCAGACGACCGAGTGGGCAGCGATAGTGTTGCTGTGGAATTTTCATCTTGCACCTCCATGTTCCAGCGCCCAATGCAGCAGTGCCAGTGCATCGGCTTCGTTATCATCAATAGGAGCATGACCAAGCTCGCGGACGGAAGCGATCAT